ATGACAGTCGAGCAAGCAATCAACCTAGCTGCCGCGCTGGTGGGGTCAAAAGGCAAGCTGTGCCAGGAGCTAAAGATCAGCAGGCAGGCGATGAACGTCTGGAAGAAGAAAGGTGTTCCGTTACGCAGAGCATTGGAGATCCAAGTGCTGACCAACGGTGCGGTGATGCTGGGCGATCTTTGCCCCGAATACGCTGGCATCCAGATCGTGCAGGTAGAGTATGCGGCATAACATCGTCAGTGTGAGCGGCGGGAAGGACAGCACAGCACTTCTATTGCTGGCAATCGAGCGAGATACGCCAAACCTTCAAGCGGTGTTCGCTGACACAGGTCACGAGCACCAACAAACCTATGAATATGTGCAATATCTGAACGACAAGGTATTCCCGATCAGGACGGTAAAGGCTGATTTCAGCGAGCAGATCGCAAGAAAACGAGAGTACGTCCAGCACAAATGGCCGGAAAAGGGAGTGCCTCAGTCAACAGTTGATCGTGCGCTTCGGGCGCTGCATCCGACTGGCAATCCGTTTCTCGATCTGTGCATCTGGAAGGGGAGATTCCCCAGCACCAAGGCTAGATTCTGCTCAGAAGAACTCAAGCGCAACCCAATCATCGAGCAAGTACAGATGCCACTGCTAGACCAAGGAGACACAATCTGGTCATGGCAAGGCGTAAGGGCTGATGAGTCGCTTGCAAGGCGAGATTTGCCAGAGTTAGAAGATGTTGGTGGAGGCTTGTGGAACTATCGTCCGATACTGAAGTGGACAGCGCAGGACTGCTTCGATATGCACAAGAAGCATGGGATTAAGCATAACCCGCTCTACGAGCAAGGCATGGGCAGGGTTGGATGTATGCCTTGTATCCACGCTAGGAAAGATGAACTGCTGGAAATTAGCAAACGGTTTCCAGATGAGATCAATCGGGTCGCCGATTGGGAAAAAATCGTTCAACAAGCCAGCAAAACAGGAACGGCAACGCTTCTAAACGCTGGCATTCCTGGGCTTTCAAACGAAGAAGCAGAACGAGTGAGCAACATTCGCCAAATGGTTGAATGGTCAAAAACCAGTAAAGGGAGGCATCAATACGACTTCATCCGCCAGCAAGACGCCCCATCCTGCTCATCTATTTATGGACTATGCGAATGACACTTACTGCTAGGTCTACTGCTCATCTCCGCGATCTCGGCTACATGGTCGCCACAGTCGAGCACTACAACGCTTTTACGAAGCGCAAGCATGACTTGTTCGGCTGCATCGACCTGCTGGCAATCGGCAACAACGAAACGGTGGCTGTCCAGGTAACTAGCAAAGGTCATCTATCAGATCGCAGGCATAAGGTAGAGGAGTCAGAAGCCTACCCAGAGATGTTGCGGTCTGGCTGGCGGATTGTGCTGCACGGATGGTTCAAAGAGAGCAACCGCTGGAAACTTAAAGAGGTAGAACTGTGATCTTTACGCTCGCACACGACACTGCCCGTCAGAGGGCTATAGAAGCCGTCAGAAACGCTCGGCATGGCTGGGTGGTACGAATAGAGCCACCCAACCGGACAAGCGCACAGAACTCGTTCTATTGGGCCACCATTCACGCCATCAGCGAGCAGATCCGCCCACAAGGTAACCAGCACGACCCGGATGTCTGGCATGCCTACTTTAAGACCAAGTTGCTGCCAGGCAGGATGATCGAGCTACCTAACGGTCAGGTGGTCGAGCAGGAGCCAACGACAACGGGGCTGACGAAGGCGCAGTTTTCGGACTATGTAGAGCAGGTGCTGGCATGGGCGACGAATCACGGTCTACAGATGACGGACGAGATGTCTGTTTTGCGTGCAACCAGCGACACGACAACGCAAGACTCGTCACTCTCCCTGATGGCTCCGTAGTTGGCTTGCAGTCGAGGGAATACACGCTCTACTGCGAGGCGCAAACTGTTCTGTCGTGGACAAAGCCTAGACGAACGGAATACATGGAGCGTGTAGAGAAGGCCAGAGGCGCAGCAGGCAGAGAAGCGTTAGCGAAGGAGATATTACGGTGGTACGCGATAAAGCGTGGCTCAAAGCGGTAGCCAGTCTCGACTGCCAGCGGTGTGGGATGTCTGGACAGACGCAGGCTGCTCATGCGAACTGGGGTGCATATGGGAAGGGGCTGGGCATGAAAGCGCATGACTGTTTCGTGGCTGCGCTCTGCCAGACCTGTCACTTTTCGATTGACCAGGGAGCGAAGATGTCAGGCGATGAGAGACGGGAAGCTTGGGAGGATGCGTTTAGGAAGACGTTGGTTGCTGCGTGGGGAAAACGTTAGTTTGGCGACGTTTCCCCCGCATTTTCACGGGTTAGCGAGGGCGTGAATTATTTGTTCAGGTAATTTTTCACAAGGAGATTGGCATGAAAGCTGTTATCGCTGCTGTTCTGATGGCTGTATCGGTTGCTGCATACGCTGCTTGTTCTACACATTCGTACACTTACAACGGTCGGTTCGTGACCTGCACGACCTGTTGCTACGGTGGGAATTGCACAACGAATTGCTATTGACTTTCATTTTGTAGGTATGTAGCATTGGTTCTGTTGGTGTGAGAGCCGACAGAGCCGTCTAGCCTGACTCCGACCCCAGTAGGGGTAACTCGATCCGCAAGATTGAGTCTCTCACCGGGGTCAGCCTAGACGGTTTTTTTACGCCTTCACACCAGCCGGACACCTCCCGATAGCAAGAGCCTGCATGGGCTGCGAGGTAGAAAACACCGGCCAATCTCACACCCTGATTGCGAGCCGACCAGCCTGTCTGCGAGGGACTGGGCAAGATGTTGGAGCCAGCGGTGGTAGACCACTCCAGCATCGATGAATCGCAGCGTCCAGCGTACCTTGACTCTGTCACACGGATGACAGCAGCGGAGGAGGAGGAAGCCAGACCAGCTACGCTGGGGGCTACCACCCTGGGGGAACTATGTCTGAAACAAACAGAGTTAGATAAAAGCTAACAAGTCAGACAAATCGATAAAAAAGTTTTCAACACAACATTGCTGAACTTCTCTACGATTACGTCAGGAGGTGCAGATGAAACCAACTGACGTTAGTCAAACATGCTGGGATGACTTTCTGGCACACAGGAAAGCCAAGCGAACGATTGTCACTGAGCGCGTCATCAATCGCATCAGAGCCGAGGCAGAGCTTGCAGGCTACACGCTAGAGGAAGCGTTAAACGAGTGTGTAGATCGTGGCTGGCAGGGATTCAAGGCTGAGTGGGTGACGCCTAAGAAACCGACCAAGAAAGAGGATCTAATCTTTGGACGAGTCATCAACCTGGGTGATGCCAATGCCAGACGCTTATCCTCTAGCTGAGCGGATGATGACGCACCTAGCGACTCTATACGGGGCGCAGAAGGTGAAGTCAATGTATCTGGACGATGACAACGCAATCATGGCTGCAAACCAGTCCTGGCAGTTGTTCTTAGAGTCAGCCAATCCAGACATCATCAAGCGCATCTTGCACACACTGCCAACGCTCGACCGTCAATGGCCACCGTCGCTGGCTGAGTTCGTGCGGATGTATCGAGACTTCGACCGAGTAGAGCATCGACAGTACACAGCACTGCCAGCCCCAAAGGTTCAGACGGATGTCGGACGGTCTGCGCTGGCTGAGATAAAAGCAAAACTAAGGGTTTCCCCCAATACACAGTGAGGATGGAATAGATGAGTATGTGTCCTGTGTGCAATTCATGGCACAGCAAAGTCAGAGAGAGCAGAAAAGATACCCGGTACGGATGGAAATGGAGACTACGAGATTGCCAGGAGTGTGGACACAGATGGGCGACGTACGAAGTGCCTACAGGCTCGCTAAACGTGGAAGGTGGCGATCCCAGCGGCAAGCTGGAGAGGTAGTGGCTGTCGTTGATTCGCTGATCTCAGACTGCGAGCAGATGTGCCAGGAGATCATCAGCCAGCACAGGCTGGCCGGACGGAAGAAGCAGCGCATCCGCTTGCAAGTCAGAGAAATGTGCAAACGGTTATCGTTAAACGAATTCCGGTGGAGACAGGAGATGAGCAAGTGAGCCTAGACGCAATGAAACAGGCGCTAGAAGCGTTGGAGCGAGGTGAAACAAAGTTGCGCTATGAAGCGATCACCGCTCTCTGCGCTGCAATCGAGCAGGCGCAGGAGCCGGTGGCGTGGATGAACCCATCATGGATCGACCCCGATACGCGAGGTTGGGCAAGCGACAGTTTTGAATCAATACAGATTGAAGGATGGATTCCGGTCTACACCGCCCCGCGCCGATGGCAAGGGCTGACGGCAGACGAAATTTGGGACGAATGGTGTAAACAAACAAAGCCAGAACGCGATACCCGAAATTTTGTTGCTGCTTTTGCCCTCGCCATCGAAGCCAAGCTACGGGAAAAAAACACATGACTGACCGATGCAACCGCTGCTGCCTGCCGCGCAATGAGTGCCGTTGCCTCACCTCGTTCAGGCCGATGCATTGTTTCAGATGTGATGGCGGGTTTGAGGTGGGTCAGCAATACAGGTCAGACGCGCCAAACATCGTCTATCACGCTGGCTGTTACGTCGCAGATGCCATTGAAATCAAACTGCCCGAAAAGAATGCGTAAAGACCCGATCACCGTCGATCAGATAGCAGGCCGGATGATCGAACTCATCCAGCAGCGCAACAGTCTTACACGCGATGACTTAGAGTATGTCGTGGAAACCGTTGCCAAGCTGAAGGATGAGCGACTGAAGTCCTGTGTTGCAGAACTGATCGGCTGGGGAGACGAGGAGCGTGCTGAGGTTGAAACGTTTGTTGCTATTGCCATCGAGGTTATGAAGCGCACCAACGTATCGAAACTGCGAGAGTGTGCGCGGATTGTCGAACTGAGGTATCTGACAAATGACTTGCAGCGCGTGCAAAACTGATTACCACCTAGTCGATCAATCAATCAGCGATAAGTCTGTCGTTGAAGTCTACGTTTGTTTCCACTGCGGAGCGGAACGGTTCCGCGCACTATCAGGGAGGTTCTGTGGAGTCGAGGTTACACAATTGGGCAGCGTGGAAGCGGAAGGAACCGCTGGCAGATGCCGAGGACGCGAAAACAGTTGATTCTGTCGTGCAGAAACTTAGCCCAGACGATAGAGCAGCAGTCAATGCCGTCTACGTCTCTCACCCCTACCAATCGATCTACTACGTCTGCGCTGAAATCTCCATGCCTCCCAGCTGGATCAATCGCGCAATCGAAAAGGTGAAACGTGGACTTGCCTGAACACCGTCTGCTCACTCATGTTGTCACCCTTGCCATCCGCGATCTGACGCACCGTCCGATCCCGATGAAAAAAGGCGCACGCATGACGCCAGAAGCCCGATCAGCAGCGCGATTCCTGTTCACTGACGATTCAGACGGCTACCTGGAAGCGTTAGACTGCGCTCCCGACGCTTTCCGTAAGCGAATATTGATTCTGATGAACAATATGTCTGGCGGCAAAGTAGCAGGGTTCGACGAAAATGATCGTAGAGCTATGCGGCAAAACTACAAACTCTGGAGTACCAAATATGCAGGACTGGATTACGACTTACCTGACGATGAAGATGAATCTGACGAAGATGCACTCATTGCTCCTAAAAAAAGAGGCAGATTCAGCCATAGAATTGGCACTACAAATAGCCGCTGACGCTCGCCTGTGCGCCAAACAGATTGCAATCCAACAGGAAACCGATAAACTGTGATCGTCTCCTCCCTGATTCTCCCCCTGTGTAGGGGGATTTTTTTGTGATCCCCAAGATTCTGCACTTCGTCTGGGTGGGCGACGAATCCAAAACTCCCGCCGAAACCATCAAGCGCTGGGCCACGCTCAACCCTGACTTTCAAGTCATGCTGTGGGGCAACAAAGACCTGTCATCAGGTTGGGTGCTTGCCAAGCACATGCAGCACTACTGGAAACGCGAGCTTTGTGGCGTTGCAGACTGCATGAGATGGGAGATCCTATACCGACACGGTGGAATCGCGTTAGACGCCGATCTAGAGCCTTCTAGGGCTATTCCTGACTGGATGCTAGAACCTCGGTGTTGGGCTACGTCAGAATCGGAGTTGTTGCGACCAGGATTGCTATCCAATGCTGCGGTTGGTGCTGAGCCGGAGAACCCGTTTATCGGGCAGATCGTGGATGATCTGTCGAAGGACGAGCCTGGGGAACTGATGGCGTGGGAGTTCTGTGGGCCGACACGGTTGACGATGACGTTTCACGAGTATCGGTATCGTGACCTTGTTGTGTTCCCGAGTCAGTTTTTCTGTCCGACGCACTTTGCCGGATTGCCGTATGACGGTGGGTTGATATTCGGCAGTCAGGAATTTAAGAGCACCAGGGGGAAATGGTGATTCTGTTTCTCGTAACGTCTGCCATTAACGGTGATCCAGTCAGACTTCAGGAAACCGCAGAAACGCTGGAGTCGATTCATAACAAAGTGCCGATGGCAAGCATCTGGTTATTGGAATCAAGTTACGAACCGCAAAAGATTTACTTTCCGAGGGTAAAGATATTTCCGTTCTGGGGTCAGAAGTGGATAAAAGACATTCACGACAAGCAACGTGATGTCGCTTACGTCAAAAATGCTATCGAGCATCGAGTAACGATAGACGCGCTCAAATGGATTCCGACGCTTTACAGTCACATCTTCAAGATTTCAGGTCGATATGTGCTGACCGACGGTTTCGACTTGCAAGCTCATCCTGCCAACAAGGCGACATTTGCGACAGCCAGACAGACTGGCTACACGCTGGAGCAGGTTGGGACGGATGGAATGTTGATGACTCGGTTATATTCGTTCTGCCAGACTGTCATTCCGCAGATGATTAGCACGCTAGAGGAGTCAGAAAAGTTCTTCCACAGTCAGTGGGATGCTGGCAAAGTGTTTGACCTGGAGCACGGTTTCTACAAGTTTCTGCCTCGTGACATTCTGCATGAAACGGGTAGAATAGGGGTTCGCGGACGTATCGGCCACCTCTCCAACATTGTCGAGGACTAACATGCCAGCCGTGTCTAAAGCCCAGGCCAGACTTATGCAGGCTGCTGCTCACTCGAAAGGGTTTGCTAAGAAAATTGGCATTCCGATGGCGACAGCCAAAGAGTTTATGAGCAAGCAGAAGACTCCTTACAGCAAGCTGCCGAGCAAAAAATGAAGCCAATCTGGGACAAGCCTCGTCCTAAGAGTGCTGGCAAGC